AATCAAAAACTATATGAGTATCAGCACATATAAGCGAGTCTTCATTTTCAAGTGTTAAAATCCATTCTACGTATTCTACCGTCTTATGTATATGCGTAATATTTTCCCAACCAGTGTCAGTTTCTATTTCCCACTCGTCCAATTCTATAGTATCTACGAACTTACGTTCTATTCCATCTGATAATTTATTTTTCATTTTGTAAAAACTCCAAGCATTCTTTAATACATTTTTGTTTGTCTTTTTTGTAGTCGGTTTCCCATATCGTAAATACTTCGTAGCCGTTCTGTTTAGCAACTACACCCTTATCAAATTCCTTCTCCCATATTTCAGATGCAGTCTTTTTTGATACTCGGTTAACGAACGTTACATCGTAAATTTTAGGATTTGCATGCCAAAAATCGCCGTTGTACTCGATAATTTTATTCTTGTAAAACATATCATAACTATAATATCTCGATTTGTTTTCTCTTGATAATGATAGTGATTTACCTAATTCGGGTAATGACTGCTCTAAAATGTCGAATAATTCTCTTTCAGCTTTTGATGTAGCACCAGCTGACGAAGCCTTTAATGAATTTATTCTCAACTTTTCTTCTTCTGGTAAAGAGTCTATACTTTTCATCCACTTCGCTTGTCTTTCGTTCCAGCGTTCCCGACCTTTAATTTCGCCTAACTTATCTATACATTTTTCAAGACTGAATGTAGTCTGTCGAGCGCTTAATGCTGCAGCTGCATCCTCATCTGACATCCCTTTATTTGTATAATATTCAAGTCTAGTATCATATGTCCTATTTTCATTTGCTTTTTGTATTGCAGCTTCTGAATAATTGGTAGAACCTTTTGAAAACGGCGAATATTTGCCTCCATGTGCAGACCAAGGATTTTTATCGCCTCGGACCTTGTCGCCTTTTTCTTTCATTTTTACTTCTGCTTTATTTTTGCAATTATATAATACTGTATAATATTCTAAAGTCTCTTGGCGAGAACCTTTATATTCCGAAATTCTTTTCAGCCATCCAATTCGATCTTGCCAAGACAACCCACTTTCGCAAATTCTTACATGATTATCCATTCGGCCAGTACGTTTAAGTTTTAAATCCGAAACTTTTATCCAATATTTCACATCAGATATATTATTAATATAAGTCTTTCTTTTGGTCAGCATCATCTTCAGACTTGGTCTTTTTCTTTTGATTATCATATAAGTCACCTATTGTCATTTCTTTAATTTCACCGGTATTTTTATTTTTTACCTTCACAATAGTATTTATACAAACACACTTACCCGCCTGCCGAGCAGTTAATACTGCGACTCGTCTGGAACTAAATATTTTCTCAGTAATTTCTTCTTGATAATCGTACATTTCAAACGGTATCAGTCCATGGTCTACGTGTACAATTTTGATGTAGGTTTTTGCAAAGTAAACGGGATCTTCCGAGCACTTCACATATTCCTTTATCATTTCAGGTGTCCATTCCGTAGTACTGCCCGCACCTTTAAGATGCGAATTACCTAAATACCCGTCTGATTTATATGCTGCCATTATTTATCGCCTCCTTCACCTTTTAACATTTTCAGCAAATCTGTTGTTGATACGACCAAATTATTATTAACAACGTTCGGTCCTTCACTGCTACCGCCGCCACCTTTTGCTTCTTCTTTTGCTGTGTGTTTTCTATTAGACATAACAACAAAGTCCTTGTTCGCATCTAATAACGTTTTCATCAATGACGCGGCAACTTCATATGCCCTAGGACTTTCAGACTGTTTCGCAAGTTCCATCATGTCTGCAAGTGCACTGTCACCGTATGTGATTATATTTTGTACGTTATCTTTTGCTGTGTCAATATCTTTTATCATTTCATCGGATGAATTCATAATTGATACTTCTGTCGTTTTTTTATCTTCGTCGTCGTGTTCTATGGTCATTGGAAGGTCCTTTTTAGGTAACAAATCATCAGGTCTTCTAATTCCTAGCGTGTCAGCAATTATATTTTTCTTTGACTCTCTTTTTTCGTTCATAGTTTTTACCTATCATTCTGTTACGACTTTAATGAAGTCCCAATCATCACTGAAATCAATCAATGAAAAATCTATCGTTTCATTTATGTCGGTCGTTGGTTCGCCGTCTTCTGTCAACCCGGGTTGTGTTGTCTGTGTCAACTGAAATTCTTCGTCTAATCCTGTCGCCGCTTTTACTTCGACAAATTTTATGACTTTCTTTGCTTTTTCTGGTCCAAAAAACCACGCTTTCATTGTGAAGTTTAATGTCGCCAAATGTGTCTGTCTTTCCTCATATGAACCTTCATAAACTTCTTCGGTTGTCACTCCTTGTAATATCAAAGGAATGTCAATTGGGTCTATGTCGTCAATAATCTCTACTGAGTTTGTGAGTTCTGGATTGAAAAAAGGTATTATTTGTTCTATTAATTTAGAAACGTCTTCTGTGTATTTTGTCATAACATATAATGAAAATTCTAAATTATATGGAGTTCCAGCATATATGAAATCTTTACTTGTCTTATCAGTTGAAGGTGTTTTCTTATTCAACTTCCCAGTCGTTGTAGTTTTCCTTTCTGGGTCATAGGTCATTCCTGTCATTTCAAAAGACATTCTAGGCAACTGTAATGACGACTTCTTTTCGAACTCAGGATCTTGTGTAATCCTTGCAATCGTTTTCTGCCAAGGACCGTATGAGATCGGCACTATCATTCTCTGAATAAATTCGTCTTGTTTTCCTGTTCTTTCAATAGTCAACTGATTAAAATACGTGCCGAATAGGGCAACGTATTTCCTTGAAGTCTTATGATAAAAATAGTTTGCAATTGCCATTACGGTATGATATCCTCGTCGGGTATGTCGATATTTTCACTAAATGGGTCTGTTTCTGAGAAATCCAAAAACTTATCTGCTTCCTTTTCGAAATCAAGATTCATCGTGTTATTATCTAAAGTTTCAAGTTCTTCTAGCGTCGTTGCCGTTGTAGTATCAATATCATCAAAATACGTGTCTATGTTGTCGCGACCCGTTTCAAATCTTTCACCTGAATATTCTATCAATTCACATCGCAAATCAAATGCTTGTAAAGAACCAGATTGATAAAAAACGCTCTCATGTTCTACACTCATAATTTTATACATTTTACTGTTCAATGGAAAGAATACTAAATCACCTTCAAGCGGACGTTTTCTGTCTGGTCTGTTTCGATTAACGTATTTCTCAAACGTTCGTACTGCTAATGTGAACGTAACTTCATCCCGTATTTCAAGACCGAATTTGCTCATGAAGTCACCTTCACCTTCAAACCCATCAACACTTTTAACATACACTTCGAAATCAAACGTTTCATCAAAAATCGGTATATCGTCTTCGCGGTATACTGCATCTATGTCTTGTATTGAATTCGTTACATAAATTATATCAACGCCGTATATTTGAATCGACTCAATAACCAGATCATCAATTAATTGCTGCTCATTGAAATAATCATAATTCTGAAAAAACGCATTAGTTGCCATGATTTATCCTATAAAGTTGTAGGTTAAGGGTTGAAGACTACTGATTGCTTCTTCTTCCATTCTTTCTCTATCTGCTCGTGCTTCGGATAAGATTAATTCTCCATTGAACTGAACACCGCCAACAAGTTGCATGCCTGTAAATTTAATTAAGTTCATACCCCATTGTTCACGTACTAGTGCCGTTGCGTAATTTTGCAACCATCTGTCACCCCATACGTCTGGAAATTGTCCATCATCGATAACATCATATGCTTCAATAAGTATGAATTGACCTACGACCAGTTTTCCTTGTGAAACATCAATGTGAAGTCTGTTGATATGTTTATTATATCGTATCATAGGTTTGCCGACAAGTATTTCATTCATAAATTCTAAATGTTGCATTGTCATATAATAATTCTGTATATCATAACCCGTAATGTCACTAATATTATTCAGTACAAACTGATATTGAACATTGAAGAATCCGCCGCCTGCCGCACCTCCGCCGCCTGTGTTCAACGGAAAAACTTTCGATATTCCAAGCAAACCTGGAGGCAAAGGTATGAAACCGTTGTCCTTATCTTCTTGCGTTATTTGATGTTTAAGATATACAGATTGACTACCGTTGTAATGATAATCATTCCAAAATGATATCGCTTCATCAACCCGGTCCTCTACTTGTTCTTCTGAAATATTTATTTGAAGAACAGGTGCGCCTATCTTTCGCAATATGTAATCTTTAAATTCTTCTCTGTTTACTGGTTGTGCCATTTTGTTCTACCTTATTTTATGTTTCTGTCTCAGCACGCAATATGATATCTCTTGTATCAGTATCGCTAGGATTTGATATATTTGTTACCGTACAAGTTAGTGTGGTTTGTTTACTTTGAAATCCATTGCCTTCTGTAATGATACCATAAGAATATATGCTGTCCAAATTGAGATCGGTATCTAATGGCGCTGAACCATTTGAAAGTGCAGACCCTGAAGCACTTACACGCAATTTATATTCCGACGGATCTAAGTCGCTTATGTTGTTTAACCAAGTTGTCGTTTGAACCAACTCGTTATTTCTTCTAACTCTTACTTCACCGCTTCGATCAAATGTTATAGAAGAACTTGCGTCATTAGGTGAAATTGCAAAACCAAATACTTCGTCTTGGAAAGTCAGATCTACTGCGGTCTCAGGCGCATTGATGCCCAAATTATTATTATTAAATACTGCTAATGTATGTACCAGACTCATATATTATTCCTATGGTTTAACTGAAGAATTCGCTGTGAGACGCGTCGTTCTTGAAACCTTATTGCTAGGGTTTGCGACTTCTCTAAATTCAAAATTTATTTCAACGGATCTTTCTTGACCCGATGGTGAATTGACTGCCCAAAATCTATCAGAGTTTAAATTTAATGGAGTATCAAATATACCACTCACATCGCTAGGATTTTCCTCTGAAATAATTGTTGCTGTAATCTCATAATCAGCAGGATCAAGTCCACTTGGGTTATCAAACCAATCAGAAAATTTATCGGTGTTAGGTTCTGAATTAACTTGCGTCCTTGTTCTTACTTTACCGGTTCTAAGTGAACCGAATTGCGCGAATGATGAACCCGGTTCTGAACCGTCTTCTTGATCAAAAGCAAATGCCGCTATGAATTTCGTATATGTAAGCGGATTACTAAGTTCACTGACTATCGGATCGGGTACTGTCATTCCTGAAGCACTACCTAATACTGTTCCATCTGCCCAACATAATAAACCGATTGTCCAAAATCTATATTCAGTAAAATCTGGTGTTACATTTCCTGCCCACTTTACGTTGCTTGTAAAATTCAAACTAGAACCGTTGCGATCAATAATAAGTACTTTAGAAAAACCTGGTGATACATTGCTGAAATTATTATATGAGGTATTAGTAAGCAAAACTCTGTGTTGGAACGGTTGACTAAAATCCATTGTTTGATTTGTGCTGGCCGTGACAAGGGGGTGTAGTTTTTTATATAGTCCACTCACACCTGTAATATTTTTAAATTTTCTATCATTATCAATAACTACTATGTTGTTTATTTTAATTGCCATATCATATTACTCCTTAAAATGTATAACCAGATGCTGCCGCCAATACACTGCTCGAATTATTACATACGAAAGAAATAACCCAATATCGGTGACTAGACCACGCCGGATTGTTGCCGTTACCTGCCCATTGAATATCGGTCGTAAATGTTGGTGTTCTCGCACTTGAAGAAGTATCCAATAATAAAACAGAAATTCTACCTTCACTTTTATTCGATTCCACGAATGACTGATTAGCGGTCATAACTCTGTGCATCATTGGATTGCTGAAATCAATATTATTTGATATGACCGTGAAGTTAGGTTGAAGAAATGTATAGACTCCAGAAACAATTTCTGTATTAACGAGTCTTCTATTATCATCCAGCACCGTTGTGTTTGCTATTTTTATCGCCATTATTATATTCCTATGTATACGGAGTTGCTGATGCTTGGAAGAAATCTTCTGCCCAACATATAATTGTTACGAGCCATTTAGGTGAGGTGTTCCAAACAGGTTCTGCTGCGTCTGTCCAGTATACTTTATCCGAATCGGAGTTCGAGGAATCGAAAGTTACATCGAACCCGTTTGTGGTAAGTAATAATGTTATAGAATCCCCTCTGCTCTCTCTCTGAAAAAAGAAAAATGTGTCTTCATCTAAAACTACATTCTGAAATGCGCTTGTAAATGTAATATTACCTGAACTATTCGGACCACCTGCCGTTGAG